AGCGATTCTCCTTTCTTTTTGATTCCGGCGCGCCGCAGTGCACCAAAATCAGAATAAGTGTGCTATCTGTCGTAGCACACTTATATCATAGCACGAAAAATCCCGTTGTCAACACTTTTTTTCAAAAAATGTGAAAACAAAAAACCGCGATTTAAAGCCGGAAATATAAAAAAACGCCAAATGCAGGATATCAGACAGGCAATCAAAAGAAAGTCGTCCAATAGACTCTGCATTCGGCATTGATAGTATTATCATAACAAGAGAATCGTGTCAATACTTTCCGCGCGGCAGTATTTCTAAAAAGTGGAGCACAGATGATAATTAGTTATCTGCGTCTAAAAATAAAAACCGATATCTGACCTCAGGCCTTAAGGCTCCAATTGCCGGTGGGGGAAGTCAAATATCGGTTCTGTATTAAAAATATCACGCTTTGGTATAAATGTCAAGATAAGATTAATGCTGATTTTAATATCAGTATCGTTGAACGCTTCGTTCCTCTCGGATTGAACAGCAAAAGAGCCTTACTGAGATACTGCTCCATTGTTCCTGCAACGAACATCGAGACACCTTTATTCGTAAAAGACACCTTGATTCCCATAAATCAGAGCACCGTGAAACAGCTTTTCAGGCGTCTGAAAGTGCAGGCTGATATTCCTCGGCTGCACCCTCATTTGTTGCGCCATTCCTTTGCTACACGGTACTTAGAGAACGGCGGGGACATTTACAGCTTGCAGTTGATTCTCGGTCATACCTCGCTCGAAATGGTCAAAAAGTATGTGCACTTGATTCCCTCAAAAACGGTAGTTAATTTTGCTTTTCTCTCGCCCTTGGATAACGCCCTCAAAAAATGAAAAAACCCAGCAGTTACAAGGCTTGTAGCTGTTGGGTTTCTTTTTGGTGATCCATCGGAGATTCGAACTCCGGACACCTTGATTAAAAGTCAAATATGTAGTGCATACACATAGCAAATTGCGGAGAAAAACACAACATATAGTGGTTTGGATGTGTGCAACGGACAATAAATGCTAAACGGAAATCGGGCGTTACTACGGGATTACTACGGATTTTAAGATATCTTCGCCATTTCCTCATGGAGAGTTTTGTCTGATACAAGTGCATAGTATTTTAAGGTCGTGCTGTATTCTTCGTGCCCAAGAATCATTTGTGTAGCTTCGGGTGATACCCCGCTTTCTACCATCATTGTTGCACATGTTTTTCGGCAGCAATGGGGGGATAGACGCTTAACTCCTATCTCTTCAAGGCAGTCGTAATACTTTTTGCGCATGTAGCTCGAGCTGTATCCCTCGCCGTCATCACGGCATACTATTTTTTTACCTTGCTTTGCTACGAGTGCTTCTATATACGGCTTAATCACCGGCAGAACAGGAACATGGCGATTCTCTCCGGCTTCGGTTTTTAGACCACCTATGAGCAAGGCTTGATCCGCTATGTAATCATCCGGAGTAAGGGCGAGTAGTTCAGAAATACGAAATCCCGTGTAAATCAGGATGAGAATGATATCGGCGTATGGGACATTAGCTTGTGCGGCAGCCTTTATCTTTTTCACTTCTTCAGCAGAAAATGGATGTATTTCGTTTTTCTTTTTCTTTGGGAGCTTAACGAATTTAGAATAGTCTTTGTAACAAATGTCTCTCTCCAACGCAAGCGCATAAAGACGCGAAAATGTGATTTTTATATACGAGAGCGAAGTGCCGCTTTGTGCGCTGTATGCATCGATACATTTCTGCATGTCTTCCGTTCTCAGCTCGCGCATTTTGATAGCCTTTACATCTTCGGGGATCTTCTTCCATGCGGCGTTGTAGCAGTCCTTTGATTGCTTAGCCAGGTTCTTATATTCGGCACGGGAGAGCCACAATGTGTGCAAATCATCGACGGTCATATTGATTTCAACTACCGGGTGTTCGAGGTAGTGAGCCAGAGCAGCTTTTGCCTCTTTGCTCGATGCGTAGTGCCCGAGGATTTCCTGCTTTTTAATCATCTTGCCCTGCTCGTCCAGGCTATAACTTGCCGGCAACGCGACGACCCAGGGACGCCGCTTGATATCCTTGCGTTTATATACGCTGCCTTCACCGTTTTCACGCTTTGCCATTAAAAAATCCGCTCCTTTACTTGTGTTTTGCCGGAGCGGATGATATAATAATTATATCAATCCACTCTATACGCATGGTGTGTGTTGATTCTCGAACCCTCGGTGTTCCCGCACCGGGGGTTCTTTTTTTATTTAGCTTAAATCTTTTATCGCGCTCGAAACATCGTCAGCAATATCAAGCCCCGTCTGATACTTGCCAGTGACCTTGCCGTCAACGAATATAATTGTCGCGCCATATGTAGTGCCGCCGCCTAAATCTCTGCTTGACCAGCCGTAGGTCTGAGAGGTGCTTCCGCCAATCTCGGAGGAAGTTGCGAGCTTACCCTCACAGCCGATAATCTTAACGACCTGCTCGTATGTCATGCCGTTTTTTATCTGATTATACTCATCCATTGTGATATACTCGGTCTCGGGTTCCGTCGTTGTCGGTGTGTCTGTGCCGCCCTCTCCGCTTATCGCCATTGCAGCAATGACAATACAGAGAAGCGCGACTACCACGATAGCAATTATCCAACCTTTAGGTCGTTTTGCCCCGCAGTTCGGGCAAACTTTGTCGTTCTTGCCGAGTTCGGTTTTGCATTTCTTGCACTTCATTTTTATACATCCTTTCTATTATCCCGCCGCGAGGGCGGGATTTTTAATTTATTTCTCGAATGAGCATGCGAGGAACGCCGAGAATATGATACATTTCCAAATCCGCGCCTCGCAGCTCTTTTGGCTGATATTCCGGATTGATAGGGCTGAGTCTTACCATATCATCGGAAACATCAATGCGCTTGAGCGTGGCACATTCTCCGTCATAAATGACTGCTCCGACATCGCCGTTGTGGTCTATGTAATTCTGCTTCAATATAAGCACTATATCTTTTTCCTGATAGAGCGGATACATTGAGCTGCCGCGGACTTCCAAAACAAAGAAATCTTTTTTGTCTCTTCCTTTCAGATAAGCCGTCGGAACTTCTACAACCGCACCGTTCCAATCTTCGACCGCGATTTCTTCATATCCGGCAGCAATGCAACCGAGAACCGGGAAAGTTACGACATCATCCGTAATGTTCGGGGAAATAAGTTTAAGCGACGAGTTGCCCTCCCACCCCATAAGCTTTGCGGGTGTTGTTTTAAGTAGCTTTGCGATTATCTCGATTTTGTCAGAGGATATAGTTGTTATTACTCCACTCTCGTATTTTTGAACCGTCTGTTTGGAAACACCGATTTCCTTTGCTATGTCCTCTTGTGTTAAGCCTGCAGCCTTTCGCGCGTGTTTTATATTATTACCTAAAGACATATCTCGCACCTCCACGGCCTATTGTATCAGATTTGCGGAAAAAGTCAACTAAAAAGCGAAAAAAATTTTCAAAAACGCTTGACAAGTGTTTTATGGGATGATAACATAGTAGCGTAAAAAGCGACAAAGGAGGTGGAAACATGATAGCTAAAAACGAAATTAAGGGTTTGATACGGGCTCGAGGAATGACTCAGGCTGACGTTGCAAAGATGATGGGAATACACGAAACTACGCTTAATCGCAAGCTTAACAAGGGTATTCTCAACAGCAACGAGATAGAAGCTATGATAAACATTCTCAATATCAAAAATCCGGCTTCTATTTTTTTTGGTCATTAAGTCGCTTTAAAAGCGACTTTTGCCAATCCGCACGAAAGGAGATGAAGAAATGAAAAAGTTTGAGACCGCAGAGGAACTTCTGAACGAGCAGCTGCAACTACTCGCCCAGAAGTCGAAAGAGGGGGTGACTATATGGTGTTAGGTAAAATCTGCTTCGCTATTAACACTGTATGTTTGGTTTTTCAAATTATCATTGTGTTGCGTGCAACTGTGAATGCCGAAAAAAGAGAGAATCGCAAGAACACCGACTATAATTCCAATAATCCGATCGACTTTATCAGCCGAATTCCAGAAAGCCGTTCGTTTCTTGTGATGCTTGCTGTTTGGGCTGTCGTGGTTTGTGTCGCTATCATCACCACTGCGTGATTCCTCTTGAGTCTTTGAAGCAGGTGCCTGTTGGATGCGAGAATCTTCGATGTTCTGCGCTGCGTTTGGTTCCGATAAAAACGGAATAGCAAGTGCTGTCATCTTCTTTAAAAAATCTTCTGCTTCTGCTTCTGTGAGACTTGAGGAAGAAATTGAAATGTAGCACTGATATGGAGTCTTATACAGAATGCTTTTGGTATCAAGATAAAGGTACGCGGACTCTTCGAGTGCGTTGGTACACAGGAGAGTTATAGACTTAAAAGGCGCACTGTCTGAAAAGTATTTCTTAAATTCCTCTAAAGTGTACCTTGTCTCATCGCTTATGTCACGACAGACAACTACGGTAGTTCGATAATTCTCCGATGCCGGAATCAGTGCGGTGTACTCATTTTCAATAGTCTTAAAAAGCTCAAGCAATGAAAATTTTTCGATTCTCCAGGAAGCAGATGCCGGGAGAGTAACATTCGTTGTTTTAGAAACTTGCATGACACACCTCTGTAATTTTTTATTATTAATTATAAACGATATATTGTAAAAAGTCAAATAAACCAAATCAATATGTTGTGGAAAGGAGCTCAATGAATATCGCTCAATTTTTGCGCCAATGCCGTAAAGAATCCGGTTTGTCGCTAAAGCAGTTGGAAATAAAAAGCGGCGTGCCGGCATCGACGATTTCTTTTTACGAGCTGGGACGGGTAGAACCCACCGTGTATCGAATGGACGCGCTATTAAAGGCGCTCGACCAATCGGCCATACTCGGAAAAGATTCAACTTTATTTAAATGAAAGGAGGAAAACACCATGCGTAAAAAAATGGCACTTATGTCAGTGGACGAGGCGTCAATGTACCTGAGAGAGGTTATCTACATACCGCCGCATCAGATTCGTCTGCTCGCGAGGGAGGGGAAATGCACCTTCTGTATCGCGATCAAAAATCCGAGTGGGTCGTACTCGTACCACATTAGGCTTGACCGGCTTGAGCAGTTCAAGCGCGGAGACATTGGTCTTATGGTGAGCTAAGGGCAAAAACAGAAAGGAGACATCAAAATGACAAAAGGATTTTTAACAATTGCCGCAGTGCTGGCGCTCGTCCTGCTTTTCGCGGCGGCAGCGGTTCCGGAGACAGAACCGATTACCGCGCCTGAACCGACGGTATCGGCGCAGATACCCACAGCACGCTACCGGTTGACCGCAGACGAGCGAGAGCTTATATGCGAGGTTGTTATGGCTGAATCGGGAATCGAGCCGTTTGATGGCAAAATGGCGGTCTCACAGTGTATTTTAAATGCGTGTGAAAAGACCGGCAAACGCCCCGCGGAAATAGTTGAGGAGTATGGTTACACCGACCGCCGGGTAGAACCGAACGCAGAGACGAGGGAAGCCGTCGCCGCGGTCTTTGAGGCCGGCGAGACGGTGACAGACGCGAAGATACTTTTCTTCTACGCGCCGGCGCTTGTGAGCAGCGAATGGCATGAATCGCAGACCTATGTCTGCACCATCGGTGGGCACAGATTTTTCGCCTAATAGAAAGGAGATTTAATTTATGAATATTAAAATAGGCGACTTCGTGAAAGGCATAACAAATGACTACGGTATTACAAACACGAAAATGACGCGAGGCGTGGTCATCAATGTATACGAGAGAAACATAGAAGTGCGAGTGTTAGACCACGACGACGGCGAAACCGGAGTATATACAGTAGACCCGAAAAAGTTTGAGGTTATAGGTCATCAAAAGCAGTTTGACCGCGCGGAAGTGCTGAAACTTTTGAAGGATGGCTGTAAAAAAGCAATTTTGGATTATGACCTCAGGGGCGCAGACCTCAGCAACGCAAACCTCAGGGGCGCAGGTCTCAGAGGCGCAGACCTCAGAGGCGCAGACCTCAGGGGCGCAGACCTCAGGGGTGCAAACCTCAGAGGCGCAGACCTCAGAGGCGCAGACCTCGATTATTCTTGCTATCCGCTGTGGTGCGGTAGCCTGCATTTCAAAGCCGATAAGAGGCTTGCTTGCCAGCTTGCGTATCATCTGTGTTCGATGCAATGCGATGACGCAGATTATATCAAAATGCGCAACTCTATTCTCGGTTTCGCTAACCAGTTCCATCGCGTGGACGAGTGCGGTGAGCTGAAAGAGAGGGAGATATAACTATGGCTTTAAAATTTGCAATTCAGGCCGCTTTTGAGATCCTTGTCGTCGTACTTATCATCTATGGCTTTTGCCGCGAGGACAAGCTCATAGCCTTCGAGGACGACCTCAAAGCAAAAATTTTAAACAGAAAGGAGACAAAACGCAATGGGAAATCAGACGACTAAAAGCCCGTTCGATGTGCAGATCCTTGCTGCCAGGCTAAAAGACCTGATGCGCGAAAGCGTGCCGAAAGTCACGCAGAAAGACCTTGCAGCGACGCTCGGCACTGCGCCTAACATGGTATCGGCATATATGCGCGGCAAGAGCTGTCCGTCGCTGCCGATGGCGGTGAACATAGCGCAGTATTTCGATGTGTCAATTGATTATCTCGCCGGCTTGACCGACCAACGGCAACAGCCCACTGCTGCACCGACACCGGAACCGAAGCGCATGAGAAACGGACCGTGGCGCAAAATGGCGATATGCAACAGCTGTGACTGGCGCAGACGCTTAGCGGCGCCGTGTGGCGACTGGGACGGAACGGCCTGCATGTACACTCACGAGACCGGGATTTTCCGCGAATCGCCGCCGACGGAAGACGGCTGCGCATATTATAAAAGCCGCCAACGCTGAGTGGGCAGCGAAGACGGCAAAGGTAAAACCTCAACATCATGATAACACGAAGGGAGACTAATGTCAAATGAAGATAAACAGCCTTGAGCTCGAGAATGTAAAGCGTATTAAGGCGGTCAAAATCGAGCCCACCGAAAACGGTCTGACTGTGATAGGCGGGCGTAACGGTCAGGGTAAGACCTCTGTGCTCGACAGCATTGCATGGGCGCTTGGGGGCGATAGATTTCGTCCGTCAGAGCCACAGCGTGAGGGTTCTGTACTGCCGCCCAATCTCAAAATCACAATGGACAGCGGCATCATAGTGGAGCGCACCGGGAAGAACAGCACCTTGAAGGTCACAGACCCTACCGGCAGAAAAGGCGGTCAGCAGCTTATAAACGAGTTTATTTCTCAGCTTGCGCTTGATTTGCCGAGGTTCATGACCGCATCAAACAAGGAAAAAGCCAACACACTTTTGCGTATAATCGGCGTTGGAGACAGGCTCGCACAGCTTGAGCACGACGAGACGGAGCTCTACAACAAGCGCCACATGATTGGACAGATAGCCGATCAGAAACTCAAGTATGCCAGAGAGATGACGGAGTATCCGGATGTACCGGAGCAGCTGATTTCCGCATCCGAGCTTATCAAACAGCAGCAAGGTATTATGGCGCATAACGCCGAGAATAAGCGTAAGCGTGACCGAGCCGCTGAGATAGAGCATCACTATGACGCCGTCAACAGCAAAATAAACGGAATCCAGGCTGAGCTTCAACGTCTTATGACGGAGCAGCAGAGCCTTATGGATGACCTCAGAATCGCGCACATGGAGACGGAGCACCTCGAAGATCTGAGCACCGCCGAGCTTGAAGAGGACATTGAAAATGTTGAGAAAATCAACATTAAAATCCGTGCCAACCTTGAAAAAGAGAAAGCGGAAGAGGATGCGAAAGCGTATCAGACTCAGTACAGCCAGCTGACAAACGAGCTTGAAGATGTCAGGCAAAAGAAAACCGACTTGCTCAAGTCCGCACAGCTTCCGTTGCCGGGGCTGTCGGTCAAGGATGGCGAGCTGACATACAACGGCTTCAAGTGGGACAATATGTCCGGAGCGGATCAGCTCAAGGTTTCCACGGCCATCGTGCGCAAGCTAAACCCCAGTTGCGGGTTTGTGTTGCTTGATAAGCTCGAGCAGATGGATCTTGACACTCTTGCTGAGTTCGGCAAATGGCTTGAGTCTGAGGGGCTGCAGGCGATAGCAACGAGGGTCAGTACCGGCGATGAATGCAGTGTCCTTATAGAGGACGGATATGTGGTGAACGAACCGACGGAGACTAAAAAAGAGACTAAAAAAGCATGGAAGGCAGGACAGTTTTAATGAACATAACATCAGGAATAATCGAAGATGCACAGCGGGTCATAGTTTACGGTCCGGAGGGAATCGGCAAATCAACCTTTGCTTCCAAGTTCCCGGGCGCGATTTTCATCGACACGGAAGGCAGCACAAAGAGGCTGAACGTTAAGCGTTTTGACAAACCGAGCAGTTGGACGATGCTTCTCGAAGAGGTCAAATATGTTCGCGATCACCCCGAACTGTGTATGACGCTTGTCATCGACACAGCGGACTGGGCAGAGCAGCTTGCAAGTAATCATATATGTTCCGTAAATCACAAACAGAGCATTGAGGACTTCGGATACGGCAAGGGCTATACAAAGCTCTACGAAGAGTTCGGCAGGCTTCTTGACCTGCTCAATGAGGTTATATCAAAAGGTATTAACGTCGTGCTGACCGCTCACGCCAAAATGCGTAAGTTTGAGCAGCCGGACGAGCTCGGCGCATACGACCGCTGGGAGATGAAACTTTCAAAAAATGTCGCGCCGATCGTAAAAGAATGGGCAGACACGGTTCTCTTCGTCAATTATAAGACGTTCGTGATAAAGGACGAGAAGACCGACAGCAGAAAGGCACAGGGCGGCAGAAGGGTAATGTATACCAATCATCATCCCTGCTGGGATGCGAAGAACAGATACGGGCTGCCGGACGAGGTCGATTTCGATTTCAGCGTTATCGCACCGTTTATTCCGTCTTCCGGTGCATATGTCGCAGCGGCGCCGGAAGATAAGCCGCAGACGAATGCGCTGCCCGACCCGCCGAAAAAAAGCATAGAGGAGCTCAAGGCAAAAATCGACGAGTTTACCGCCGATGCCGATGAGCCTACCCCGAACACAGAGAACACTGAACCGAGTTCTGGCTTACCGGCAGCGCTGCGTGAACTCATGACGGCGAACAACGTTACCGAAGATGAGCTTAGAAGTGCGGTAGCGTGGAAAGGTTACTTCACTGCCGACACGCCGATTCTCAATTATGGCGAAGCTTTCATTAACGGCTGCCTTATCGGCGCATGGGAGCAGGTCTACGATATAATCGTTAATCATATAAGAAAATTTTAAATAAAAAGGAGTATTAACCATGAACGAAAACTACAACACCAACAGAAACGACGCCCTTGATTGGGACAGCGTTATTGAAGCCGAAAACGAATTTGTACTTCTGCCGGAAGGGGAATATGAATTCACCGTCAAAAGCTTTGAGCGCGGCTATTTCAACGGCTCGGAGAAAATGTCTGCCTGCCCGAAGGCAGAGCTTACGCTTCAGATAGACGCGCCGCAGGGCACAGCAATCGTCAAACATAATCTTTTCCTCTCGCGTAAAACAGAAGGGCTTGTGTGCGCGTTTTTTATCAGTATCGGTCAGAAGAAACACGGCGAACCTCTGAGAATGAACTGGGCACAGGTTGTAGGTTCAAAAGGCCGCTGCAAGATAGGGCAGAGGCTTTACAACGATAATTATTACAATGAGGTCAAGAAATTCCTTGAGCCGGACGAATCCACTCAACGTCCCGCTTTCACTCCGGGGAATTTTTAATCCTTGGACGCGAGACCTTATCAGCTGGAAGCAGAACGGGCAATATTCAACGAGTGGGCGAGCGGCAATAACCGCACATTGCTTGTCCTGCCGACCGGCACCGGCAAAACAGTCGTTTTCGCTAATGTTGCAAAGCAGTGTGTTCAGAACGGTGAGCGGGTTCTTGTGCTCGCTCACCGCGGCGAGCTGCTTGAACAAGCGGCGGACAAAATACTGAAATTTACCGGCTTGATGTGTGCCACAGAGAAAGCCGAAGAAAGCTGCCTCGGCAGCTGGTACCGTATAACCGTTGGCTCGGTGCAATCTTTACAGAGAGAAAAACGGCTCAAACAGTTCGACAGCGACTATTTTGACGCCATAATCATCGACGAGGCGCATCACTGTCTTTCCGATGGTTATCAGCGCGTGCTTGAGCACTTTGGAGACGCGCATGTCTTAGGCGTCACCGCTACGCCGGACAGAGGCGATATGCGCAATCTCGGCACATACTTTGATTCCCTTGCTTATGAATACACTCTTCCGCAGGCTATCAAAGACGGTTATCTTTCGCCTATAAAAGCCCTCACGATTCCTTTAGCTCTCGACTTAACGGGCGTATCTATGCAGAACGGGGATTTCAAGGCGGCCGATATCGACAACGCCCTGGATCCGTATTTGTATCAGATTGCCGACGAGATGATAAAGAACTGCAAAGAGCGCAAAACAGTCGTGTTTCTGCCGCTTATAAAGACCTCGCAAAAATTTCGGGATATTCTGAATGAGCGCGGTTTCAAGGCTGCAGAAGTCAACGGCGGAAGTCAGGACAGAGCGGAGATAATCGAAGCGTTTGAGCGCGGCGAATATAATGTGCTCTGTAACTCTATGCTCTTGACGGAAGGCTGGGACTGCCCGGCGGTCGATTGCGTCATCGTGTTAAGACCGACAAAGGTCAGAAGCCTATACAGTCAAATGGTCGGGCGCGGAACGCGCCTTGCGCCTGGCAAGAAGGATCTTCTGCTGCTCGATTTCTTGTGGCACACTGAACGCCATGAACTTTGTCATCCTGCTCATCTGATATGTGAAAACGAAGAGGTCGCAAAAAAGATGACGGAGAATATCGAAGCGGCAGGCTGTCCGGTCGATATTGAGGCTGCCGAGCAGCAAGCGGAGAGCGATGTTGTCGCTCAGCGTGAAGAAGCTCTTGCGGCGCAGCTCAAGGGAATGAGGAAGCGCAAGCGCAGACTTGTAGACCCGCTGCAGTATGAAATGTCGATTTCCGCGCAGGATCTTTCAAGCTATGTCCCGGCATTTGGGTGGGAATGTGCTCCGCCGACGGAAAAACAGATTAAAACGCTCGAAAAGCTCGGTATATTTCCCGACGCAATCGAGAACGCCGGCAAGGCAAAGCTTCTGCTTGACCGCCTCAGCAAGCGCCGCGAAGAAGGTCTCACAACGCCGAAACAGATACGCTTTTTAGAGTCTCGCGGCTTTCTGCATGTCGGCGAATGGAGCTTCGATGCCGCAACAAAAATGATTAATCGCATAGCGGCGAACGACTGGCGAGTTCCGCGCGGCATTGTGCCTAAAGACTATAAACCGGAGGCAATGACGATATGACAGAGGAAAAGCTCGACCTGAAAGAGCTGATAAAATACATAGACCCGGCTGCTTGCACATATTCCGAATGGGTGGAAGTCGGCATGGCGCTTAAGCATGAGGGATACAGCTGCGATGACTGGGATGAATGGTCACGCCCGGACAAGCGCTATCATGCCGGTGACTGCGAAAAAAAGTGGGATACCTTCAACGGCGCCGCTGCACCGGTTACGGCGGGGACTATCGTTCAGATGGCAAAAGATAACGGCTGGCATTTTCAGGCGGATGACGGCGCACTCGATTGGGACAGCGTAATAGGAGAAAAGAAAGACGAGCTTATCCTCGTTGACAAAAGCTGGATTGAGGGCAAGGAGCTGAACATACCTGATGAGTGGAATCCCGTAGAGCAGATTACCAAATATCTCGAAACGCTCTTTGAGGCGGGGGAGACGGTCGGTTATGTCACCGAAAGCTGGGAAAAAGACAGTAAATACCTGCCGACGAAAGGCGTGTATACCAGGACTGCGGGAGAGCTTATAGAGGCTCTGAGCAAATGCGAGGGCGACATAGGTCGCGTAATAGGCGATTGCAAGCCGGAGGCGGGGGCGTGGATACGCTTCAATCCTCTGGACGGCAAAGGCGTCAAAAATGAAAATGTAACGGAGTTCCGATATGCTTTGGTCGAATCCGATACGACCGACATCACCCATCAAAACCAGATAATACGCGAGCTCGAGCTGCCGATTGCCTGTCTCGTTTACAGCGGAGGAAAGAGCCTACACGCCATAGTCCGTATTGACGCGGCAAATTTTGAGGAATACCGCAAGCGCGTTGATTACCTCTATGACGTGTGCAAGAAAAACGGCATAGACATCGACCGCCAAAACAAAAACCCGTCCCGTTTGAGCCGTATGCCGGGCGTGGAGCGCAACGGAAAGAAGCAGTATCTGCTCGACACAAACATCGGCAAGAGTTCATGGAACGAATGGAAAGAATGGATTGAAAGCATAAACGACGACCTGCCGGATCCGGAGAGCGTCGCCGATGTGTGGAACGACCTGCCGGAGCTTGCGCCGCCGCTTATAGACGGAGTTCTGCGGCAGGGACACAAAATGCTTGTCGCAGGACCGTCAAAGGCCGGCAAGTCTTTCGCGCTGATAGAGCTGTGCTGCGCCATAGCCGAGGGGCGCGAATGGCTGGGCTTCAAATGTACCCAGGGCAAGATAATGTATGTCAATCTCGAGCTTGACCGTGCGAGCTGTCTGCACCGTTTTAAAGATGTCTATACAACGCTCGGCTGGGCTGCGGAAAATCTGCACAACATCGATGTGTGGAACCTGCGCGGCAAGTCCATTCCGATGGATAAGCTCGCGCCGAAGCTCATCAGACGCGCCGCAAAGAAAAACTATATCGCCATTGTCATTGACCCGATTTATAAAATCATCACAGGCGATGAAAACAGCGCAGATCAGATGGCGCATTTCTGCAACCAATTTGACAAGGTCTGCACCGAACTCGGGTGTGCGGTAATCTACTGCCACCACCACTCCAAAGGCGCTCAGGGCGGCAAGAGGAGCATGGACAGAGCGTCCGGCAGCGGAGTGTTCGCCCGCGACCCCGACGCGCTGCTCGACCTCATAGAGCTTGATATAACCGACGGTATCCGCAAACAGCAAGAGGACAAGGCGCAGTGTGAAATCTGCCTTAAATGGATGCGCCGCTTCAAGCTGCCGGAACCGTCGCAGGACGAAGAGAATACCGCGCACGAGCTGCTCAAAATGTGCGGCGAGAGTCTGTCTCCGGCATCCCGCGATCTTATGCTTGCCGAAGTCAGAACAGCGTGGAACAGCATAGAGCAGCGTACCGCGTGGCGGATTGAAGGTACTTTGCGTGAGTTCCCGAAGTTCGCTCCGGTCAATCTTTGGTTCGATTACCCCGTGCATCGGATAGATGATACCGGAGTGCTGGAGGACATAAAGCCGGAAGATGATAGACCGGCGTGGAACAAGACCTGGCAGAAAAATTTCAAAGGCAAAAAAGATTCTAAAGAGCGTCAAAGAGATCGTTCTGCAAGTATCGAAACAGCTTTTAATGCTTGTAATATGGATGGTCGAGTAACTGTAAAAGAACTGTCGGAATATATGGGTAAGTCTGAAGATACGGTTCGCAGACATTTAAAAGAATCACAAAAATTTTGGATTGAAAACGGTGAAGTTGGCAAAAAGTGAGAGCCGCAAAGTCGGTTTTTTGCTTCTGCGTCTCGGAGCCGCAAAAACGGTCAAAAACCGAAAATGCGTTTCGGAGCCGCAAAATCGGAAAAAGACCGTGTTTGCGACAGACGCACGCAAACATATATATCTACGATATATATGCGTTTGCGTCTGTCCGACGTCTAAGGGCGTAAAGTGTGGCGGCTTGAAGCTGCCGCCGCACACAACTTTTCGCCTGCCTTAGACAAAAGCAAATTTTTTAAAATTTTGAAGAAAGGAAACTGAAATGACAACTGAATTTTTCATGCCAATGCACCCGCCGACCGTCACACACCACGACAAGCGGATCACGGTCAAAAACGGTAAGCCGATAATGTACGATTCGACCGAGCTGAAAGCGACCAAGAGCAAATTAACATCACACCTCGCGGGGCATGTCCCGGCACAGCCATACGGCGGCGCGGTCAGACTGATAGTCAAATGGTGCTTTGATAATGACGGTACACGGCACCGGGACGGCGAACCAAAAATAACAAAGCCGGATACGGATAACCTTGAAAAGGCATTAAAGGACTGCATGACCCGGCTGCGCTTTTGGAAGGACGATGCGCAGGTCGCATCGGAGATCAGCGAAAAGTTTTGGGCTGCCGTGCCGGGAATTTATGTGAGAATCGAGGAGCTGCCATGCTGAAACAAATAACCCAGGAAGAGACCAACAGGCGCTACATACGGGAGCGGACAAGTGACCGGGAAACACACTGCCCGAGATGTTATTACTGCTGCAAGATATTCGAGGCAGGAGATGATAGTCGGTATGTTTGCCCGAAATGCGGCCGAGAACTCATTGAAACGGGATTTTTGAAAGTGAGTGACGACTATGGCAATTGAAGAAACAAAGAAAATTCTTGATGCGACTTGCGGATCTCGCAGCATTTGGTTTAATAAACAACATCCAGCCACGGTATACATGGACAAAAGACGAGAGCTTGAAACCCGGATTTGGAAATCCGGGGATGGACTATCCGAAAGGACATTGAGAGTGGATCCCGATGTAATAGCCGACTTCACCTCAATTCCATTTGCGAGCAACACCTTTTATCTTGTGGTTTTCGACCCACCACACTTGCGACATGCTGGTGAAACTTCGTGGTTGGTCAAAAAATACGGAAAACTCGACGACCATTGGCCGCAGATGATACGGGACGGTTTTAATGAATGTATGCGCGTTTTACGACCAAACGGAGTTTTAATTTTTAAATGGTCGGAAGTACAAATCCCGGCGGTGGAGGTATGGCGGGCAATTGGATGTAAACCTTTGTTCGGGCATCACTCTGGAAAAAACAGTAAAACATTTTGGGCTTGCTTCATGAAAGGTGAGGTGTAACAATGCGTGAGATACTTTTTCGTGGCAAAGGCGATAAAAAATATAATGATGGTATGTGGTATTTCGGTGTTCCTATTCGCTGTTATGACGGCGACTGGCAGATTTGCACCAATAATAGCAAAAGGACGGTAATCCCTGAAACGATAGGGCAGTACACAGGTTTGGCAGACAAAAACGGCACGAAAATTTTCGAGGGCGATATTGTTTTGTTGAAAGGCGATGAGGAGCCTTATCAAGTTGCTTTTGATGAATCCTGTTTTCAAGTTTATGGCAACAGTATTTGCTATGTTATGGATAACTTTTACGACCACGATATAGAGGTCATCGGCAATATCTATGATAACCCCGAGCTATTGGAAGGTGATGGCAGTGCCTGAGATGTGTCCGGATGAGCATTGTGTGTTTCTCGTCCAGACCGGCGGAGAAAAGCCTTTGTGCCCGTTTTGGCATTGTCTAAAGCCGGAGATTGAAAAGCATGACAAAACCCGAGAGGAGGCTGTTAAATGACGCTTAAAGAGTTGTCGCAGCTGTACTACCTTGACAAGGAGATAGAGCTTGACCGTGAGAGGCTTGCGGAACTGCGGGCAAATTTGCTCTGTCCGAGGTCGCCGAACTACGACGGTATGCCGCATAGCCCGAACCCTGAGTCTGCGCTTGAACGCTGCATAGCGGAGATAACGGATCTCGAGGCTATAATCCAGGCTAAAATCGGGCAACGCATATATGAGCGCAGCCGACTTGAGCGCTACATATCGGATATTCCCGACAGCCTGACCCGGCAGATATTCACGCTGCGCTTTATCGAGGGACTGACATGGGAAGATGTGGCGGATAAAATCGGTAGTAGTTCTTACAGCGTCAAGCATATCTGTTACAGATTTATCGCGAAAAATTAAAAGTTGGCACACATGGCACACACATATGTGCTAACCTTTAAGCTGAAGAATGTTACCGATATTCTATTCTTCATTTTTATGTCCCCTTTCACACGCCTGCCCCGCGGCGTCATAAATAGCGGGGCTTTAGGTGAGAAGAGCTAAAAAAAAACAAAAAAAGACTTGACATAAGTGGTGTTATGTGTTAATATAATCAGGCTACACAAAGAAGAATTTTTATGTGGTGCAAAATGTCCTCACCACAACTGTATGGTGAGGACATTATTGAGGAAAAGGGCGCGCAACAGAACACGACGGAAGTATTGCTTTTGTTGTTGCGTATCTAACACCGTGGTCATTAGGGGTGACCGCGGTGCTTTTCTACACGCTCACGACGCTCATAGACAGAGACAGTAGCGCAGAGACGCCGTCTACGAATTCCTTTAATGAGGAAATCGTACTAAAGAGATTGAAGTATTTTATCGATACTTCCCAGATCTCTTTCGGCAGAGAGCTCGATGATTTTGTGTTAATGATCGTCGATATAATGATCAGTGCTAACGGGAAATACAATGCAGTTGTCATGGAGAGCGATATGATTTTTTTGAGATTAGGCGATTGTGGCTCATTCTGCGGATGTTTTTTGTGAAGCAGATTTTCAACAACAGCGGCAGCGATCTCCAAAATAGAAATTACAGCGGCTTTTATTGGTGACGAGCCGAAGACGATCCACGTGATAAAGACGACTATTGGCAGAGACAAGATAGACACACCTTTCGATATCCTATTTTCCTCTGCTGCGCTGCCAAACTTTTCCTGGAAAAAATTATAAGCCCTTTTCGAAAAAATTTCAATATAATCGGACACATTCTCTAGTGCTCGAATAGCCTAATTTTATCGCTGTACTGTTGTTCTATTTGTGCAAAATTCAGAAACTTAATTTTTTAATATTTTGTGCTTGCGGATCGATTGCGTATGTGATATTATTATCGAACATGAGTTTGATAAAACTTTTTTTGCAGCCTTTTGAGGCTGCTTTTTTCATGGTGAAAAAATGGAGCACAAAGTATTTACTCAGCCCAAAAAGCGGCAGAGTTTTAACATTATGCGTGAAAACGCGATAATAGAAGACCTGACTTCAAAGCTTCCGGAAGGCGAAAGCTTTGTGTATATTACATCCGGCGGGTTCAGCTCGATTGCCTTTATCGTTTGGATTGCCGGTCAGACGCGCATAAAGAGTCTGTTTGCGTCAACGCTGCGCGTCGGTGTTCGGCAGGCGCAAATGCTTGACGGTCTGCACAACGACGGCAGATTAGACAAAGTTGATTTGCTCGTCGGCGGTGCGATGAAAGACAATTGCGAGCATAATCGCGGTTATGGATATCTCGAACAGATAACCTACATATTCCAAACAAACGGTTGGACCGTGAGCACGCACAACAACCATTCCAAGGTGATGCTTTTCGATACCGATGCCGGAAAGTTTGTTATCGAATCGTCCTCAAATCTTAACGAAAATCCAAAAGTTGAGCAGTTCCGCTTGGAGAAATCAGCGGAACTGTTCGATTTTTATAACTCGTTTTTCTCCACATTGAAAAATAGTCTGAAAAGGATAGTCTAAAAAGCTAAAAAAAGCTAATCAACTCACGCGCGCGACAGAATAAAGGCAAAGTGCAAAGTTAGCTTTTTCGGGAGGTGGTGGCGTGAATGATCGCATGCGGCTTTTTGCAGACGAATACATAAAGAGGCATTGTAAACGTGGAGCGGGCAAAGATGCCGCCATTGCGGCAGGCTACAAAGAGCGTTCGGCAGCGGTTACGGCCAGCAAATTGTTAGCACGCGAAGATGTCCAGTCATATATAAACTCTTGCGAAGAGAAGATTGCTGAAGATTTACGAAAAGCGTTTTTGTTTCATGCCGTCGATGCGGCAGAAGCACTTGGCGGTATTTTGACGAAAAAGTATGCTGATGATCGAGACGTGATTGCCGCGGCAAAAGATATTCTTGACAGAGCGGGTTTTGCAACTAATAAACAGGCGGCGACGCCAGCAAAGCAAGGGGATTTGTCAAAGCTTTACGAAGCACTGGAGAGTGACAACAAATGAAAATAACAACATTGTCGCCAAAGCAAAAAGAAATATTTCGCTGGTGTCATCGCGATAATGATAAATATGACGGTATTATATGTGATGGGGCTATTCGCTCCGGAAAAACAATTTGTATGATTGCGTCATTCGTATACTGGTCAATGAGATTTTTCAGCGAAAATACTTTTGCCATTTGCGGAAAAACTGTCCAGTCGGCAGAGAGAAATATAATAATGCCGTTGCTCGGCATGACGGATGTTAAAGCATATTATGATCTAAAATACACGAGATCGGTCAAACTCTTGACGATTACGCGAGAAACAAACGGAGAAAGGCGAGTTAATTATTATTATGTGTTCGGCGGAAAGGATGAAAGCTCGGCGGCACTGATTCAGGGCATGACACTCAGCGGAGTTTTGCTCGATGAGGTTGCCTTGATGCCGCGATCATTTGTGGAGCAGGCACTGGCAAGATGTTCCGTCGCTGGGTCAAAATTTTGGTTTAACTGCAATCCTGACAGTCCAATGCACTGGTTTTATGAAGAATGGGTTTGCAAGGCAGAAAAGCATCGAATCTATCATTTGCATTTTGAGTTGACGGACAACCCGTCGCTATTGCCCGAAATTATTGACCGCTACAAGAGCATGTACACAGGCGTTTTCTACAATCGCTTTATTTTGGGGCAATGGGTTGCCGCCGACGGCATAGTGTATGATGTCGATGTAAAGACTTTAATTGATGATACCGTCCCTAAAAAAGGACGGTATTTTATTTCCATTGACTATGGCACACAAAATCCCTTTTCTGCGGGCCTTTGGTGCCTGCACGGCAAAACTGCGACGCGTATAAAGGAATTTTATTATGACGGCAGAAAGAAGAGCAAGCAAAAGACAGATGAGGAATATTATATTGAAATTGAGCAGCTGGCAAACGGGTATGAGATTGAGAAAATAGTCGTTGACCCGTCGGCAGCGAGCTTTATAGCGTGTATACGCAAGCACGGTAAGTTTTCGGTCAGAAAAGCACGAAATGATGTTATCGACGGAATCCGCGTGACCTCGGAAATGATAAAAAGCGGAGCTGTAAAAATAAATTCAAGTTGCGAAGATATTCTTAGGGAATTCGGCCTATACCGATGGGACGAAAAGTCAACCGTTGACAAGGTTGTAAAAGAATATGACCATGCAATGGATGATATGCGTTATTTTTGCTATACGATACTCCGCCGGGAACTGCGGTGGATGGGATACAGAGAGGATCAATATGACCAGGATTAAGAAGTGGATTTGTAAGAAATATCTGCCTGCATATGCACGCGAAAATATGATTGAGGAGAGCGGGCGAATGCAAAAAAAAATTGTCGCACTTGAACAGGAAAACAGGGAACTCCGGGCATATATTGACGGCCTTGAGAGGGGTGTGCGAGCGGGCAAGAAGATAGTCATAAATGCTGCGGGGGTTGACAGATGAGTATTATATCGGCATTAATGAATCGAAATAAAATATACAGCTTTGAGGATGCTTTCGGTGTGAAGGACATCACGAGCGATGAAATGAGAAACGCTATAGAGCTTTGGCATGAAATGTATTTTGAAAACGACAAAAAGCAGCTGGATGATTGCCAGCGCCTGCCAGTGCTGATCGTTAAAAAACTGACAAAGACCGCATTTTCGGAATATCAGGCATCAAGCAAAAACGAGTTTGCTAATTGCATTCTGCGAGGAACGGATGTTATTCATAAAAAGGCGTTTCAACAAATGCTTATTTCCGGGGAGTGCCTCATAAAACCGGTACCTACTGCTGATGGCTTTACTTTTGTCCCAATTAGACGGGATTGCTTTGTGCCGCTCGCACGAAATGAAAACGAGGAACTTACAAGCGTGGGAACCGCTGAAATAACAATTGCCAAAGGAAAATATTATACTCTGCTTGAGCGGCGAACCGCCGGAAAGATGTTGATAATAGAATCAAAACTTTATGAGTCTGAGACGCCGGAGATGCTTGGAACAGAAATTCCGGTAAATGCGCTTGAGAAGTATGAAAATTTACAGCCCGTGATAGCATTGCCGCTGAGCGGACTCGGTCTGATTCATTTGAAAACCCCGTTGCTTAATACCGTTGACGGATCTGCAGATAGTGTCGCTATATATGCACCCGCCGCGAAGCTGATACAGAGAATAAACAGAAATGAAAAGCTTCTCGACCAAGAGTTTGAGCTTGGTCGACTTAGAATAATGGTTCCGGAGGACCTTATGCGCCGTCGGTCGAACGGGGTGAGACGGTTGGAAGATGATGTTTTTACAAGTCTTGCCGAAGATCCCGACGAGCAGAAAATAACTACATTCTCGCCGCAGCTCCGAGAGAGCAGTTATCTTGCAAGAAAAACAGAGTATTTGCGAAACATAGAGAGCCTTATCGGCTTCAAACGCGGAATACTGTCTGATGTTGAAATGGCCGAGAGAACGGCGACAGAAATAACCTCTTCGGACGGCGACTATAACCTAACTATAACAGATCTGCAGGAAGTCTGGGAGCGGGCGGTTCGTGATGCGGTTCAATTGTGTTCTGAGCTTGCGAGAATATATAAAATGCCTGGAGCTGCAAAGGTAAATGATGAAGATGTTATCATCGATTTTGGTGATGGCGTATTGTACAATCGTGATAAGACATGGAACGAATACTGCAGTATGGTGCAAATGGGGCTTATAAAGCCGGAGATTGCTGTCGCGTGGTATTTTGAATTACCTCATGAGACCGAACATGATATAGAGGAAATACGCAGGCAATATATGCCGGAAATCGAAAGCATGACGAGGGAAGAATAAATGCTGTTGCCAGCGAAAATAGACCAACTGAGTGTGATCTCCGGTCGAATAATGGATCCAATTATTCAGTTTCTTTTGCGCGATATTGCGAGAAGAATTGCCGAAGCGGGAAAAATCACATCGACAGCGGGCTATCAGATTTGGAAAACACAACAACTCGGGATGAGCCGGCGTGAGATAAAAAAAGAACTTGCAAAAATGTATAAGGCGACCGAGTCTGAGATAGATACTTTGTTTCGGGAGTCGGCAAGGGAGGGCTATGATTTTGACCTGTCGAAGCTTCCGACCACAGAGGCAGTGCCGTTCGAGAAGAATTTAAGCCTGCGTCAACTTGTGGTCACTGCGGCTGAGCTTGCAAAAGACAATTTTTCAAATCTTACGCAGACTATCGGAATGATAGACCCATACGGGAACGCATTGCCGCTATATAACGCATATAATTCCTGCTGCGATTATGTCTTCTTACTCGTTTCTTCCGGCGCGACAGACTACAAAACTGCGGTCAGAGGCGCATGCAAGAATTTGTATGATAAAGGACTTGTCACAATAGACTATGAAAGCGGAAAGCACGCGTCAATAGAAACGGCCGTTCGGCGTAACATCATGGGCGGTCTCGGTCTTATGCAAGAAAAAATAAGCGAATCAAACCATGAACGATATGGCGCGGACGGATGGGAAATATCTGCTCACGCGGCGAGTGCGCCGGACCATGAACCAATACAAGGAAAGCAATACCGAGATGAAGAGTATCGAGAACTCAATGATAGCTTTGTTCGCCGCATTGGAACACTAAATTGCGGTCATGCGGCTTTTCCGATATTTTATGGCGTTACAAAACCTACATACACGGATGCCGAGCTTGAAGCCTTTAAGAAGTCAAATGCCGATGGTATAACATATCAAGGTAAGCATTATACGATGTATGAAGCTACGCAAATGCAAAGACGCCTTGAAACTGCCATACGAAAATGTAAACGAAAAATATCTGTGCTCGAGGGAGCGGGCGACGAAGATAAACTCAAAGTTTCACGCATCAAATATACTCGGCTTAATCAGGAATATGCCCGATTTTCAAAAGCGGCGGGGCTGCGAATGCAAACGGATCGTCTGCACACTTCCGGATTTAGTTATAAGCAGGGGACTAAAGCCTCATCAATAGGTGGAGATCAGATTGCAAAAATAGAGCTATACAAAGCACAGATGCACGCTGCAGGTTTTGAAGTGTCAGGAGTGGATAATTTTACCGGCGATACTCGAGTTCTGGAAAAGATAAGTGCGGTGAGTATGAGAATGGCAGAAATATATCCAGAAGAAACAAATGGAATGAAAGTTGTGTTGAGTCGAATAAAAAATAGAGATGTTTACGGGTATTTCTTACCTGATAAACGTGAGATACATTTTAACAAAAACAAATTTGGTAATTGGGATGCGTTGATGTCTGACTACAGCGACGATGTTAAAAGAGGTCATTTCCCCGAAGGCACCGATGCAAACGGTTTGTTTTACCATGAGTTTGGACATGCGATTGCAATGGCGGGAGGTGCAAAAAACTATAAAAAGGATATTGGGGAAGTGCTATTTGAATGTGGCTATTCCGAGCATATGAGCGTACAGAGACTGAACTTGGCACTTGAAAAAGAACTTTCACATTATGCTACAACCGTTACCAACCCGGCCTATCAAGAGGTAGTTGCAGAAGCTTGTTCTGAATGGTATAATAGTAAGAAACCAAGAAGGTTTTGCGAAAAATTTTTAAGAAAGGTAGGATTAATACAATAATGTCGGAACATGTAGAAAAAATGACATTTTTTCAAAGAAATCCTGAATGGTATTACTTTGATGAAAATGATTTTCCTCACCTTACGGACAAAGCACCACCGGAAGCAGTAGAGTCATATGAGTACTGGAAAGAAATATATGAAATATCACAGAAGGAAGGCATAATATTTTATTGACCGACAAGCGAAAGCGAGGCGGTGTCACCATGCCTATAATTTAATAATTACAGCGTTTTGCAGTCAACTGCAAGACGCTGTTTTTATATCACCCCGCCGCAGGTTTATGCGGCTTAATTCTTACCGCAGACAGAGCGGTATATAAGCCATGTTAGGAGGATTTTTTATGGAAAACATTCACACCATCCTCGAAAAATACGGAATTACCGTTGACGAGGAAAGAAAAGCGGATTTTGAAAAAGAGTTTGCGGAAAATTATAAAACCGTCGCTGAACACAGTAAAGTGGTATCGGCGCGTGACGGGTATAAGACGCAGCTCGAAGCCGCACAAAATGCGCTGAAGGACCTTAAGGACGTAGATGTTGGCGAGCTGAAGGGAAAGATTAGCACGCTGACAAACGAGCTGAACACTCAGAAAACCAATTATGAGCAGCAGCTTGCGGATCTCGAGTTCGGTAACATTCTCGATGGTGCTATAGCCGGCATGAAAGGCCGAGAAGCAAAAGCTGTTAAAGCAATGCTTGACATCGACGCGCTCAAGGCAAGTAAAAATCAGGCGGCAGATATAAAGACTGCGCTTGAAGAACTCAAAGAGAAAAGCGGCTATCTTTTTGAGGACGAAGAAACGCCTCCGCCATATGCGGCAGGCACAGGGGGAAGCTCCCTGTCAACAAAATACAGCTCCCAGGAAGCGGCAATAAGATCCGCAATGGGGCTGAAAGTCGAATAAGGAGGACTTTTTAAATGGCAAACAGTATTACACTTGTCAAACAGTTTGTGAAAATGCTTGACGAGGCTTATAAGCTCGCATCTCTTACCTCGGATCTTGATGGTGCTTCTGAGCTCGTCAGGCAGGGCGCAAATGCGAATGAACTTATAATCCCCAAACTCAGCATGAGCGGGCTTGGCGATTATTCGCGTAACGGCGGATATGTTGCCGGCGATGTAACGCTGACAAATGAGACGGTCAAATGCAATTTTGACAGAGGTAGGCTTTTCACTGTCGATGCGCTTGATAATCAGGAGAGTGCTTATATCGCGTTTGGCAGACTCGCAGGAGAATTCATCCGAACAAAGGTTGTTCCGGAACTTGATGCATTCCGTTTTGCAACATATTCCGGCATTACTGGCATATCCAAAGTTTCGGCGGGCGCGTCGCTTTCTGATGGCGCCGCCGTAATTGCAGCGCTTCGAGCGGCTATAACAAAGATGGACGAGGATGAGGTTCCGACCGATCAGAGATATCTTTACATCACGCCCACGCTGCATGGTCTTGTGCAGGATATGGACACTACCAAGAGCCGCGAGGTATTTGAAAGATTCGTTAAAATCGTCGATGTCCCGCAGACAAGGTTTTATACCGCAATCAACCAGAAGTCCGGCAAGATTATCACGACCGGAGAGAGCCCGAACACGACAACCACGGACGAGACCGCAGGTGGCTACGACAAGGCGACTTCCGCAAAAGACATCAACTTTATGATTGTTCACAAGCCGGCAGTCATTCAGTTCCAGAAGCATGTCGCCCCGAAGATAATTTCACCCGAACAGAATCAGACGGCGGACGCATGGATGTACGGTTATCGCAATGTCGGCATCGCCGATGCATACGATAACAAGGTCGCCGGTATTTACCTGCATCACAAGGCTTGAGGTGAGTGAGTATGAAAATAGTTGGACTGATTTTCCCGGAGACCGAGGAACAGACCTCCGCAGAGACCGAGGAACAGACCTTTTGCTGCTCTGAGTGTGGGAAGAAATACAAATCTGGAACTGCGCTACAGAAGCACATGAAAGAAAAGCATTCGGACGAAAGCGAGGAGTGACCAACGATGACACAGTATGCAGACTACGACTACTATCTCAATGACTATCTCCATGGCGAGGACGCTATGAGCAAGGACGACTTCGACTTTTTCGCCGTCAGAGCCTCCAAGGTTATTGAGCGGCACACATTCAGCCGAATTGAAGAAGTGACGGAAGCGATTAAGTCTTGTTGCTGCGAGCTCGCCGAATGCCTAAAGTCGGAACATAGCGCGGACTGTCAGAGCGGTAAGACCTCCGAGAGCGTCGGCAGCTACTCCGTATCTTATGCATCGGCAACTGACAGACGCCGCGAAAGTCAGCAGGAATATAGCCGTATTCTGCATCTGTGGCTCGGTGACACGGGTTTACTTTATAGGGGGTAAAGGTGTGTATACCAACACAAAAGCAACCGTGTACCGCCTCACAGGGGGCAAATACGAGCGGATATTCCTGCCGCGCGTTTTTTGGGATATGAAGTCGACCGCCTCAACGGGCAAAAACGGTAAGACCGAGAGCGACACGGTGACGGTTTTTCTGCCGTTGCTCTTGCAGCTCACCCCGCAGAAAGACCTTATAATCAAAGGCTCTGTGCCTCTGACGATTGATAATTCAACCGAAGAGACTCAGAGCGCGAGCGTGAAAAAGCTTTTTGCCGGGTATGATGTCCACACGGTCATGGCTTGCCGGGTATGCGATTATGGCTCGGCAGAAATGCGACACACTGAGCTTGATGTGAGGTGATGGCGTGAAAAATCTGCCAAAGATAAACCAGCCGGACGATATGGATTATACCGGAACGATAAATGTTAAAATTCACTGGAATCCGCACTTTGCCAAAAACATGGTTCAGCGTGCGTATAGAATCCAGTGCGTTATCGACTCCGATGTTATTAAGTTTATGACGCCGTATATCCCGTATCAGTCCGGCTTTTTGGCGACGAAGGCATTGACCATCCCTACTGTCATAGGCACTGGCGAAATTCGACAGTTGGGCCCGTATGCGCACTATCAATATATTGGTGAAATTTACGGTCCGAACGTCCCGGTTAAGGAAAACGGTGAGATTGTGGGTTGGTGGTCACCGCCGAGTAAAGCCCCGACGGGGAGACCGCTGACATACGATACCACAAAAAATCCGCTCGCAGGTTCGCACTGGTTTGAGCGTATGAAAGCCGACAGAGCCGACGACATACTCAAAGACGCTCAGGAGGCGGCGAACAGATGAACATAATCGAAACCGTAAAAAAAACACTCTCTCAGTGTCCTAAAATAGACGACTTTTGTAACGGCTTGCATGTCGATTTTTCCGAAAACAAGAGCGGGGACTTCGGACTCTATTCTTCGGGCGATGCGCTTGTCGGAAAAGATATTTTAGGCAATGAGAAACGCAAACACAGCTTTGTACTGTACGCCAACGGCAGACCATTTAACGAGTTTGACCGACTGGCGCACAGTGCTTTTTTATTGGAGCTGAACTATTGGCTCGAGAAGCAGAAGCATATCGTGGTGACATCTATCGTTGACGGCAAAGAGCTGTCCGGTGAGATAACGAAGATGAGCTGCGCGAATGCAATGCTTTTTGCAGTGCCAACAGGCAATGTGAACGACGGCGTCACATATCAGCTTCAAATCTACGCCGAATATACCATAGAAAGTGAGGAGTTTTAATGCCTGAACCTGCTACTACTAATACGGCAAACGCAAAGATAGAGCGCAAATATCTTGCACACTACATCGATTCGTCGTTTAATGGCACAGCTGCAAACTATGTCCGTTTGGGCAAAGACCTTGAAGAGTATGCGATTGAGATGAATCCGGACTCGGAGACCAAAAAGAACATACTCGGCGAGAACTCGACCAATGTCAAGGGCTACGAGCCGCAGGGCTCTGTTGACCCTTATTATGCTTATAGCGGCGACCCGCTCTATGAGCACCTTGCGTCCATAATCAACGACCGCGCGACTGGCTCGGCTCTTGAAACAACTGTCGTTGACGCGCTGTTCAAGACCGACGGCTCGTGTGAGTGGGCGTATCGCGAGAACGCTATTATCATTCCACAGTCGATAGGCGGCGAAGACGGCGTTCAGATTCCCTTTGAAATCCACTACAACGGCGGACGCACAAAGGGAACTTTTGATGCGGCAACAAAAACGTTTACCGCAGATTCGTCCAAGTAATCAAAAAAGGGGGGCTGCTTCGGCAGCCTCTCTCCCTTTTTAGGAGGTAAAACATGGCACAGCAGCGACAGAGTATAAACTTTGACGACGGCTTTAAAAGCTACGAAATTAACGGCGACCCGCAGAGAATTGTCCGTATAGATACCGCCGACTACGGACTTATAGAGCGTCTGCGAAACGCTAAAAACAATATAAACGAAGAAATGAAGAAATATGAGAACGTCAAGATAAAGAGCGACGGTTCCGCAGACCTTGACGATGAGACGGCAGCTGATAGTCTCCGCGACCTCGGCAAGTTCATATGCGGTCAGTTCGACTATATCTTCAACTCCGAGGTGTCCGGCGTTCTGTTCGGCACAGCTTCACCGCTTTCAACTCGCGGCGGCGTTCCACTTTTCGAGCGCGTTTTCAATGCAGTTCTCCCGATCATAGAAACCGACATAAAATCCGAGCAGAAGAAAGCCGAAGCCCGTATCAAAAAGTACGAAGCCGAAGCCGCGAGGTTTAAAAATAGCTTATGATAGGCTATCTTCCGACCACGCTCGAAGTGGCAGGCAAAGAATATTCTATCTGCTCCGACTATCGCGTTGCGCTTGTCATTTTCGAGGCATTTGACGACCCGGAACTCAATGAGTATGACAAAATGGCGGTTATGCTGGACTGTTTATATAAAGAGCCGGACTCGATACCGAGAGAAGCTTGCAACGAGGCGATTGAAAAAGCGTCGTGGTTTCTTGATGGCGGTGAGGACTATAAAGAAGTAGGTCAACAGCGACAGAAAAAGGTCATGTCCTGGTCTCAGGACGAAAAGATGATTTTTTCCGCAGTAAACAAGACCGCCGGGCAGGAAGTCCGCGCCGTGCCCTATATGCATTGGTGGACATTTCTCGGCTATTTCGCAGAGATTGGCGAGTGCCTTTTCTCGACAGTCCGTTCTATCCGCGAAAAGAAGAACAGACACAAGAAACTCGACAAGTGGGAGCAGGAATTTTACAAAGAGCACAAAAAGATGATAGACATTGAGCGCAAATACTCGGCACAGGAACAGGCAGAACGTGACGCGCTCAATAAACTTTTAGGATAGCGGGGGGGGGTGATTGAATGGTTGACGGCTCTCTCAAATTTGACACAAAATTTGACACGGACGGCGTGAATAAAGCGACGGACATGGTGAATAAATCGGTGTCACGTATGTATCAGCGCGTCAAACAGGCGTTCAGCGGCAAGGAAGTTGACCAATCGTCGGCGAAGATGAAACGGTTGCAGAACAATGTCGATGAAGCAAATGCCAAAGTCGAAAAGCAGATAGCCGAAGTCGAAAGACTGCGCACGGAATATGAAAATCTCAAATCTGACGACGGATATATCGAGCCGGAAGCCGCAAAACCGCTGATAGAACAGGCGGAAACGCTCAAAGCGAAAATCGCCGAAGCAAAACAGCAAGTCGCCGAATATGACAAGCAGTGGGAACATGGCGTTGCCGGAGCTGACGGCAAATCCGGCGAGTGGGTTGACAAAGTCCACAGCTTGCAGGCGGAATATGACAAAGTCCTTGAAAAAATCGAAAAGATTGAAAGTAAAGCCGAAGCGAAGCACCAGACCGACCGTTCCGCGCAGCTTGCCTCGTCCGAAGCGGCTATCGTAGACGCAGAGAAAAAGCTCGACGGACTCAGAAGTAAAGCCGATATTGCGAAAACAAAGCTCCGGGAAGCCCTGAGCGCCAAAGCACCTGCGGGATTTAAAAAGGGCTTGACTGGAGCTACTGCCGGTCTTGATAAATTTGTCAAGCGCATAGGCGGTCTTGCAAAGCGAGTTTTCATTTTTACTGTCATAACAAAGGCACTCAGAAAGCTTAAAGAGCTGCTCACCTCTATGACTTCGTCGGACAAGCAGATACAGACCTCTCTTGCCAACATAAAGGGTAATCTCTTGACGGCGTTTCAGCCGATATACGAGTTTGCATTGCCTGCGATTAAAGCGTTACTGCACGCGCTCGAACAAGCATCGGCTTTTCTCGCGTCGTTTACCGCCGCGCTTTTCGGCAAATCTGTATCACAGATGCAGAAAAACGCAAAGGCGCTTAATAAGCAAGCAACGGCGACAAGCAAGGTCGGCAAGGCGGCGGAAAAAGCTTCTCGAAGCCTTGCGAGTTTCGACGAGCTGAATCAGCTCAGTGATAACAGCTCAAGCAGTTCAGGCGGCGCAGATGCGTCGTCTGTGCCCGCATTCAACACCGATCTCGACGACCTCGACGGCAACATGGCGAAAATAGCGGCTTATGGGTCGATGTTGCTCGGCGTTGCACTACTTATGGTAGGCATAGCGACGGTTAATATCCCAGCGATTATTCTCGGTATAGCACTCATTGCGGCGGGAATAAAAGTCGGACAGAACACGGGTGCATTTTCGAGTATGCCAACATGGGTTAATCAGATAATCACATGGGGGCTGATGATACTCGGTGCGGCGTTGCTTATAGTCGGACTTGTCAAATTTAGCCCGAAGCTTATTCTCGCAGGTATCGCTCTATATATGACGGGCGTCAAATACGGCGAGGCAAGCGGGGCTTTTGAGGCTATGCCCGGCTGGTTAAAGCAGATAATCACATGGGGCGGAATGGCACTCGGCACAGCTCTCTTGGTTGTCGGTATAGTCATGGGGAACATTTATCTTACACTTGCGGGAATTATGCTTCTTGTCACTGGAATGACAGTCGGAGACAAGAGCGGAGCTTTTGAAGCTATGCCTCCGTGGCTCGCGCAGATAGTGACATGGGGCTCAATCGCACTGGGAACAGCTCTCCTTATAGCGGGTATTGCGACGACAAATATTCCGCTTATAGCGGCAGGTGCGGCGCTTTTCTCCGTCGGTATTGCAACCGGAATAAATTCGGGCGCGTTCTCGGCGGCTTGGAATGCTATCAAATCTTTCGGCAGTCAAATCGCGCACGGTGCAGCCGACCTTTGGAATAAAATAACCTCTGGCGCGTCGAGAATGTGGGATTCAATCAAAAGCTCAGGTCGTGGCAGACTTAACGGTATTATATCGCTCGTTGAGCGGTGTATTAATACCGTTGTCAATAAAGCAAATAGAATCTCGTGGAATATTCCCGATTGGGTGCCCGGAATAGGCGGCAAGAAGTTCGGCTTCAATCTGCCTACCGTCAGCATACCTCGCCTTGCAACAGGTACAGTTGTCCCGAGAAACTACGGCGAATACACTGCCATACTCGGCGATAACAAGCGCGAGCCCGAAGTTGTTTCGCCTTTGTCGACGATGAAACAGGCGGTTCGCGAGGTCATGAATGAACTCGGCGGGGATAACTCACGCCCGATATCAATTTCAATTTATACCACGCTCGACGGAAAGGTCGTCGGGCAATCGGTAATTGAATACCATAACGGCGTTGTCAGAAGAACTGGCAAAACGCCGCTCGCGGGGGTGAGCGTATGAGTATAGCCGTAATGAAAATCAAAAAAACGGGTACATCGACATGGAAAACACTTCCCACGCCGATGGGCTTGAAACCCGGAATAAATATCATCGACAGCAGCAAAAGCGGGCGTGACAACAACACGGGAACAATGTTCCGCGATATCGTGACGGGAAAGAACAAATACACCGCCACGATGCCAAGCGGATTGAACAACACGCAGTATGCAGAAATCGCGGACATTATCCTTGCCGACAGTTTCGACTGTTGGTTGCCGAACCCGAAAACGGGCACATTCGGCACAAAAACATTCTACTGCTCGACGCTCGAAGCGGATATAGAGCAGATATACAGCGAGACTCTTTGGACTTATAAAGAGTTTAGCTTCAATTTGACCGAGATGTAAGGGGGCACGGGCAGTGTATAAGATAATCAACGCGACAAAACGCGCAGCGGTAAGAACTGCTTATGCCAAGCGGACTCGTCACATAATCAACCGGATAACATTCGGACATTATGTGACGACTCTCGGGATTCGCTCTTTTGTCTCGGATAAGGTCGTCGTAACGGACGGCTTACTGAGCTTGAGCGTGACACAGGTTCTCAACGGAGACGAGGACGCAACGGTCGGAAGTGTGGGTTCAAGCTCCTATTCCGCGACTTTTAATAATCCGTCACCCACCTATAACTACCGCGACAAGATAGCATTTATCGAAAGTGGTGTGCTTCTGGCGGACGGAACATATTATTATACGCCTTGCGGATATTTTGCGACGGAGAAGCCGGAGACGGACGACGACGGAAAGACCTTGACCGTCACCGGCTATGATGAGATAGACAAAATGGGCGGCAAGTGGACACCGTCTATCACCGTGACGGACACCACGACGCTGAAAGATGTCGTCGAGAATATCGCGAGTATGCGCGGCTTGAGCGTGACATATGTCGATACGGCGGCACAGACTGCCTTGAAAAATCATGTTATCGGCGTTGCAACAGCCGCAGAACTGACAGAGCAGAGCGAGCGAGATGTGCTCGGCTACTGCGTCGGATGCGCGGGAATGTCTGCGCGAGTAAACACGGTCGGAAAGCTTTATATCTCGTGGTTTTTTAGTCCGGGCAGTACCTATGACTACACCGTGACGGCAGATGTCCAGTGGGAAAACGGTTTTAAAAAGTCCGCGGAGAGCGCGGTCAAAATAGAAGCGGTCACAGCGGGCGAGGACGAAGATGTCTATACGAAAGGCACAGGAGTTCCACTGTCTTTTGCAAATCCGCTTGTTACCCATGCCGAGATAGACGCGATATATGCACGGTATAACGGGCGTACATGGTATCCGTCAACTTGTACATGGCGCGGAGATCCGTGTGTAGAGGTCGGAGATATTATCACCGTCAAAGACAAAAACAACAAGTCATATACCGTCTATGTAGCACAACAGGAGTTAGACCTCTCCGGCGGCTTGCAGTCCACAATCACATCTCCCAATCTCGACACAACGGAGATGTCTTTCGACTCTGTCAGCGCGTCCGTAAAGCTTGAACTCAGCAAGGTTAAAAACTCGATGGAAGCGGCAATAAAAGCCGCCACAGACGCCATAAACGGGGCAAACGGCGGATATTACCGCATTCTCGACCTCGACAAGGACGGAAACCCGGACGGATGGGAATGTTTCGCGACAGACGGCTTGCGGGGCGTTAAATGCACCTACGGCGGTATAGGTTGCACCACAAACGGCGGCAAGACCTACACCAACGCCATGACCGGAGCGGGCATAAACGCAACGGCTATAACGACGGGTATCATCACAGGCGGCACAAACGGATTTTCTTTTAACCTCGAAACCGGACACATCGAAGCTTCCGACATCAACATCACCGGCGGCGATATAAACCTTGACGGCGGTACACTGTCAATCTTAAACAACGACGGATATAAAGCCGACTTGTCAGGCGGCGTGCTTGACCTATATCAAGGCGCAGGCACAGGTAGCGGAACGGGATATAAATATCTGACCTTTGGTAGCTCGATGCTGTTTAAAACCGCACTCGGCGGCGACTGGTATGCGACTATAGCCGCGCCTGAGTTTACGCTCGGCGAGTGGTCATCGAAAGGCTTTAGATTTGGCACGTCAACCGTCAACGCGTCTGCGGCAAAGCCTGCCGTCGGCGGTTTGGCGTACAACTGGGACACTGATTTCGCGATTATCGAAAAAAGCAGAACGAGAATTAGACAATGTGTCGAGACGAATGAGGCAAAAAATGACCAGTTTGAAAGCCTGATACACCACAGACCCGTCGGCGGAACAAATTTTAAACTTGGCGTTGGTATTGCAAAAATGAACGCCGAAAAGACACCGGGAGCGGGTTTTGAAATAAGGGGCGAGACCTCCGGCAAGCTCTGGGCTGGGCTTTATGCGTGGACAGAGGCTGATAATATCATGCGTCTAACATTTCAGACAAGCAATCAGGACGGCACGACATATAGTAAGACACTTACGGCAAATGGTGAGCTTTTGTATTTTAATGGCAGACGCTTGAAGTTTGCAGACGAATAGGCGGTGAAAAAATGACAAAAGCAGAAATCGAACAGAAAATCGCGGAAGTGCGAGCGCAGGGCGAAGCCTTGCAGCAGAACAACTCTCAAATAATGCAGCAGCTCGAAGTCAACAAGGTCGAGCTTGCGAAAATCTGCGGCAAAATCGAGTTGTTGTCCGATATGCTCTCAGAGCTCGAAAAAGCGCCCACAGCGGGCGAGAACGGGGAGACGGAAAAAAGATGATGCAGACAAGAACGATAACGGTTGACTATGCCCGCCCGCGCGGGTATGACGTTGGATATCGAGCGGAGAACAACTTCACGGAGTTGTCGCTACCCGTTCCCGCCGAGCTCGAGGGCGCGGACAGCTACAGAGTCTATTTTGAGTCGACGGTCGGCGAGTATCTGCAAACCGGGCTGTTGACTCCTGTGGACGGCTATGTGGCGGTTAAAATTACAAGCGATGTTGTGCCCGAACCGGGCAACATGGCAGCGCAGCTTGTCGCCTTTGCGGACGGCGAGATAGTCGGCTATGCGCCTATGATAACAGGCTCTGCAAAGGTGTCAATCCCGGACGGCACAGAGCGGCTCTCGCACAGCCTCGCCGCCGAGATAGCTCTTAACACCGCCGCACGGCACGGCCATGATAACAAGTCGGTCATTGACCTGTTGACCGCCGATGATACCGGCACGCTGCTGTACGATGGCAAGGTTATAGGTGGCGGAGGTTCAACAGAGTCGGAACTTTTTATTGTTAATGTGCAGGCGCAAAGCGGGGCAGATGGATATACAATTACTTCCCACAATAAGACCTACGAGCAAATAGATGCAGCTTATAAGGCGGGCAAGCAAGTTTTGATTGCTTTCACGGTTACGAATGAGAATAACACATTTTTAATTCCTCTCGGGATTGCCACAGAAACCGATTATGAGTTCTTAGTTTTTGCCAATGCGGTCTTTTATGTATATGTCGATAACACAGATACGTGGGATTGCTATGTGGAACCACTTGAAGCAGACAGTATTAAAGCCAAGATATCTGCCGACAGCTCTGCACAATCATTAAGTTTACAGACAATTCTTAACAGTTTGGTTTATCCTGCGGTTGAGAAAGCCCACGAGCATAGTAATAAGTCCGTACTTGATGGTCTTTCCGACTCTAATGGAGTTCTTTATTATAATAACAAACCCATAATCGCTCAAAAAATCTCTGAGGGTCCATATATAACCCTTGCTGACAATACCGAGTACCGTCTTACAGATGTCACGACCTTAAAGCTAAGCTATCCGGTAGGTGATTTCGAATCTTGGATGCGCCTGACCTTTGCTGCGAGCGGCAATATCACCGTCACACTTCCCACTGATACAAAATATATCGGCACGGCGCCCGATTTCAAAAACGGCGAGACATGGGAGCTCAGCTTCAAGGACAAGGTTCTGGCGGCTCAGAAGGTCGGTGAGGGCACATGAACAGGCGCAGATTTATATGGCAAAAGGCAGAGACGCAGAGCGGACTGCCCGAAGGCTATACCGCAGTCGATTATTTGCAGTCCTCGGGCACGCAGTGGATAAAAACCGAAATAACACCTTCTCAGGATACAAAAGTAATTATAAAATTTATGGCTAATAAATGGGGGTATGAGAGCTTAATAGGCGGACGAGCTACCTCAGACTCAAATGACCAATTTACTACTTATTTTGATGCCGCTTCAGATGGTAGGTTCTTATTTCGGATGGATGGAATGTCATCAGCCATAACTTATATAGGTTTTAAATTAAAGACTATTTATATCGCCGAGCTTTCGGGCACAAAAATGGAATTTATGCTCGAAGATGGTACGATTTCTTTTACCAGTGGAGTTACAATATCTGACTTTTCTTCCACTGTACCTATGCTTTTGTTTAAAGCGAAAAATGTTGGCGGTACGGGTTTATATGGAAAAGTTTATTCTTGTAAAATTTATCATCAAGATAACCTTGTAAGAGACTTTCAGCCTTGCCTTGATACAGAGGGCGTGCCATGTATGTTTGATTTTGTTTCTCAAAAACCTTTCTATAATGTAGGCACAGGCTCTTTCACATGGGGGTGATTAAATGATATACGGAAAACTTGTGGACGGCGAGCTCAGAGGAGCGCCGCGACCGATAAAAACAAACGAGGGCGATGTTTTTACCAACGACCCCGCATTGCTTTTGCACTACGGATACAAGCCGATAATCACGGCTGATTATCCGTCCGACGGCGGGTATTACACCGAGTCGTGGACGGAGACTGAATCCCAGATAAAGCAAATCTGGACAGCCGCCGAGCCGCCCGAGGACATATCGGCGGACGAGGCGCTGAATATTATCACAGGGGGTGCGGATATATGAC